GAAAGCAGTCCCTAAGAGATTGCCGGAATCAAACTGGTGTAGACTGCAGGTACATTCAGGAAGAAAAAGAAATTAAAATCTGTTCCAACTGAAGTATAGTACCTGACTAATGTCCTATCAGCGTTATCCGCATTCGTAGAAGGGTTGACGCGGAACTGTAGCTCAACAGTATCCTTATCAGTCCCATCAAACGAATTTCCCAGGGTCAAGCCACTTGGATCGGTGGCTATCATCCGGTAGGGAGAATACATAGGCAATTGTGCCTCAAGACCCGTTTGAGTCTTCTGATTCACCAAGCATCCGCCTGCGAAGCTTGGATTCAGACCCTCGACGACATCGTCGCGGGCAGAGAAGTCTCTCGTAACTCCAACACCCACATACTGGCGGGTGTAATCTGCGCTAGTTCGAGTTTCTCCATTCTTGCGAACAAGAATCATAGAATCAATGTACTGCTTTGATGAAATATTAACACGCCAGTTCATAGAACCACGCATGCCAACAAAACAATTTAGGAGCCACTCAAATGGTGTAACCACTGTAAAGTTGTAGGCTCCTGCTAGTGAGGAGTTAATGCCGTTAGGAGCCAACCCAAAAGGAATTGGATATCGCCCCATTTTAAAAACCGCCTGGCGCCACTGATTCGTAGTGTCAGCATCAAGCTGAACATTGCGATGAAACGCATAACGACGAAGCAATGGGCGAAGACTTTTGACAGCCTCACCCATGTACACTAGGCAAGCTTTATCGACATAATCCTGAGGATCGCCAAGAGTATGTATCTCTTTCTCCTCTTCATCAGAAATCATTTCCGATGGCTGCACTGGTACATCAGCACTCTGCATCTCAAAGAAAGAGTACTGGTTACTTAGCGCAATAGGAGAGGCGAAACTCAAGTTCGGTGCTCCTCGCACCGAAACCGCTACACTAACCGTTGAAGGAATAGTGGGAGCGGTTAGTCCGTTAAGAACTCTAACAGTCAAAACACCATTATCCTGCTCTGGGGAATATGTAGTCACCCCGGCGGGATTCGATGTCGCTGTCTGCTCGAAATAGAAACCATTGCGGCACTTAAGCCAAGCCAAAGCCTGGACATAAGGAACACGCAACTCAAAATCTCTATCTTGAGCAATATCATAAACCCTCGAATATGTAACTGTTTCAGTGTTGGACTCTGCGACTATATTTCGCATAGGGTCCCACGAAATTAGCAAACGCCCACGATGATACTGAGAACAAATAACCTGGAAACGAAAAATAACGTCTCCACGCCAATACTCAAACATCTGGGCGATATGTGCCATAGGCACAGCATAGATCGCGCCACCATAGTTTTTAACATTATGAGGGGATACAGCAATACTGTATAGTAGAGTTTGCGGACTTGTAGTATCGGTCCAAGTGAAATACTCCAAATGAGACTCCCGAGTAACCAGTGATTCGATGGACAATTCATCAGTTCCATCCAAACCAACAGTTCGGGAATCAACACAAAGTTCATTCTTTGGATCCAGAGTGAGCTTCTCAACCGGAGTAGAGATCTCTGGACAAGCCATACCATGAAAAGGTAAATCCTTAAATGGGGCTATACTCGATAGTACGGGCGGATTAGACCACCCAAAGTAAGATGCCACATCAGCCGCAGTTTTGGCCACAAAACTAGTTGCAGTCATATACGGTCCAATGACAGGCACTTCGGACAGCGCGCCCGTCGCAGATGCAATAGCACTTGCAACGAGAGACACTGGTCCAGTCCCATATTCATCAGACTTCCCAGAACCAGAGTTCATAGAAATCTTAGGGGCATGCTCAGTGTTGGCTTTGTAAGAAACATCACCAGCACCTTGACTACGGGAAACCTTACCATCCTTACGAATTTTAGATTCGCCCTTCTTCTTCTTTACTGGTACATCACCAGCCTGAAGGGCTAATCCAGTCGTAGGAGCTGCCATAGAAACGTTCGAAGCCCAGGCATAAACCTGGTACTCGATCACATCACCGGTAACTCCATTGGAATTTCGGAGAGGTATTCCTGCTGAAAAGTTGAGCTGACCCATATCAGTAAAATCCTGAAGGACACCAATACGCAACCAGTTCTTATGATAAAAGAAAGGAAGCGTCATCTCGCCTCCACGACTCTCTTGCGGATAAATCCACAAATGAGGTCGTTGAGACATGGAAATAAGGCGTCCACCTGAAGTTTCATCAATTTTTCCCCCATTAAAAGGAATCAAAGGCTTGTAAGATGCGAGCAAATGTCCGTAAAAGAACGGAGATGCATTGATCATAATTTTGATCTTAAGATCACATCGAATTAAACCATAATTATCCAATTTTTTCTTTATGCGGGAATCATTGAAATATAGGGACCAAGGGTTGATAGTGTCGTTTTGAAGGGCACTTTCAGCCCACAAACCCGTGTAAATACGCACAGGCCTAGACATAAATTCTTGCAAATGACAGTCATCATCATGACCGTCCCAGAAAGTATCATCTGTGACCGGAACATACTCCACGGTGTCTCCAGGGACTTGGTCTCTGAAGACAATATTTTCGACCTTTGTCACGACATTGCGTGACTCAGATTCTGTCTCGGGGGAAAGGCCACCCTCGGACAGAGTTGAATTTATATTTGAAGCAGGTGAAATTAGAACTCCAAAGGTTCACCCAAACCTAAGGAATTTTTGACATTTATTCGGGCTTAGCCAAACCCATCCCTAAAAAGGGACTTTGAGGAACGCTCTGGCGAATTTCTAATGTGAATCCGACTTGGTAAACTTATTGTCATTATTTAGCAAGAAGTAAAATATTCACACCGGGGAATTTTGCTTTACGATATCCATCGGACCTTTCCCAAAGGCCCTTCCCCCTTTTTACGTCATGGTGGACGATGCGACACTCTTCTAGTGCCGCAAACCAAGTAAACTCACGTGCTTTAATTGATCAGAAGTTTGGTTCCACTTCTCGATCAACGAGTCATATGTTGGCAGAGTGGATTCCTTCATGTATAGAGTCAAATCGAGGTCATGGAGCATCTGTTGAAACAGATTTCTCTTTTCCTCAAACTTTTCCCTTCCATAAAAGAAATATTCGCGAAGAGCGGACGAGACAATGTCTACAGCCTGCTCCTGCGGAAGAACGTTCTTAGAACGAACCCACACAGTCAACGACTTTTCAATAGATTCTTCATCCAGGGGGGCATCAAAAGCACAGGTGGTGGTATTGAAGCGCCACTTCCTTTTCAGGAAAGAGCAGTCTTCCATCGAAATGAAAGGCACACTCTGCGCTTCTTTATCAGCCATTGTGTAAGTGATGCCAAACTTGGCGAATTCACCTTGAATAGCAGTATGAGTATAAAAATCAATTCTGGGGGATACATTCATAGCATTGTCATCACCATAGGTCATAAGAGCAACATTCTTGCGGAACGATTCCACCTCCTTCTTAGGATTAAGGAGGTAGTAACAATACCGCATATAGAGAGAGTTGCACAGACCATTGATAATGACAGTGAGAGGATGGCCAGATGGATTGGA